ACGATTTGAGGTGGAAATAGGTTTGACAATTTATGCCCATTAGAGGATAATTGAAAGGGTCACAATTGGTGATGAGATGGGATTGAGGAGAGTGAGATGGGAGAGGTAAGGGTAACTATGGATGAGTATCAAGAACAAATAGTGGATGAGGTGATAAGGGTAGTTGGGAAATGGGAAGGGAGTATTAAATGAGAAGATATAGAAAACCTATAAAAGAGGTATATGTAAAGGAAACATCAACTATTACATCAGCAACCTGTAAATTTACCTTAGAGAATCTAAGAATACTGATGCTTCTAAGAGCTATGTCTTATAATAATTACATTCCAGACGTAGCCTGTAGTATTCCTTTAAAAGCATACTCACAACTATTTAACATCTCAGAGGAGCAAACTCTAGCAGACTTTACCAAGGCAATGGAAGAACTAAAGACTTTAGAGATAACACCTAAAGGAAAACCTAGTTTCACAGGCTGGATACTAAGTTATGAATTTATAGAAGGAAATGCTGTGTTCTACTGGAATCCTAAAGTAGAAGAACTAGAATCTGAAGGTAAAAGTTATCATATCTGTAAACTAGATTATCTCAAAGGTATGACAAGTGTATTATCTCTACAACTATATAGATACCTAAGCCCTTATATTTTCTTTAAGAAACATTGTAATTATACAGAATCTCTAGTAGATATTTTAGGAATAGAAAACTTTACAGGAAAACCAGCAGAGTTAAAAGAACTACTACTGCCGGTTATAGAGGAAATAAATAAAAATACACTACTAACAATACATTCAGTAACCAAAACAACTAAAGGATTATCTTTCTCACTAGGTAAAAAAACTATATGTCAAAAAATAAACAATATCTAGTCTGTGAAGCCCATGAGATTATAGATAGCAGTCATTATCTAACTGAAAGTGAGCTAAAGCTTATTCAACTATGCCTAGCCGGAATCCACCAAGCAGAACCAATATCTTCAGACACTTTCTATACTATAGATAAGAAAACTTACTCTAATCTATTCAATATCTCGGAAGAAGCGGCTTATCAAGCACTTGTTGAAGCTTGTAAACTACTAATGACTAGAACTGTAATTCTAAAATCATCTCTACTAGACCCAGAACAGAATGAAAGAAGTAGAACAGTTATAAACTGGGTAAGTTCTTGCAGATATAACCCAGAAACATCCCAAGTAGAACTTAAGTGGAGTAAAGATATTCTATCCTTACTATCACAATTTAGCCTAGACCAGCATTATTCTAAATACTTTCTATCCGATACTTGTGACCTAGATAAACTTCACGCTTTAAGATTATATAGAGTAGCTAATAAATGGGCAAAAGCAGGTACTAAGACATTTGAAATAGCAGAGTTTAAAAGATTACTAGGTTTCCTAGAGGGAGAGTATCCTCAGTTCAAGAACCTAAATCAGAAAGTTATTAAGCCTTCAGTACAAGCTATAAATGAACGTACAAACTTAAAACTTTCTTATACTTTGAAGTCAATAGGTAGGAATGTTTCTAGTATTACTCTTATTATACGCAAATAGTTCTGGTATAATAGCTTCAACTACAACAGGAGCTATTATGTCAACCTATTTAGAAAGATTAAGAGCTAGGGAGCTGGAAAACGTTAAATTGGCCTGTGAAACGGTCGATGATGACGAAAATAACGAGGCTGACTGCGCTGATGACGCGATATTCATACAACAGGCCATTGGAGAGGGTGACGAGAAAAACAGCGTTAAATGCGAAAATTAGCAAATAACGCTATTTCCAGTACCTAATCTACTTTCTAACAGTACCCTGTACCTTATCATAACTACGCATAGCTCCCAGACCTAGTATACCTAGTAGAACTTGCATAGTTATATCTGTATCTATAGTAGGGAAAGAACCTGTGTAGCCAAATAGTACACTAGTTATGAACCGAAGTAGTGGCTCTAGTATAGAGCAGTAAGCTAGTGCAAGTCCGCAAATCCAGCCGATAAATGGTCTCCAACCGGAGGTAAATAGACTAGAACTACCAGCTTCTACCTTATTTACCTCTATCTGAGCTAGTTGTAACTGGTAGTTGTTGTTAATTTCAGTAGCTGCGGCTTCTAGTTTACCTTTAAGTTCTGTATCGGCATCTGGGAAAAACTTGTCTAGGCCAGTTTTAACTAGGTCAAAGCCTGCTGTTATAGGGTCAAGGGACATAATAGCTCCTATACTGGCTGAGTAGGCCAAGTTACATTAAATGGATAACCTTCTTGTGTTGTTATATCTCTAAGTTGCTGACGATAGAACTGCCAAGCATTATAGTTTTCTAATCTTGTAGATGCTGATACTGTATCTGTCCAGTCAGTTGCAGTCAGTAACTGTTGTCGTTTACTTAGAACATTACCTTTAGCTATCTCAGCCTTATCTTCCCATTGCTTAGTTTGCCAGTTGAATTCGCTGTAATCGTTGGGTTTTGGTGGTAAATAATTTAACGTATTATTTTCAACATCCAGATAAACTAAACCTAAAATTATACTACCTTCTAATATACTTTCACTTTCTGTTAAAAATTTCTCCTGTTCTTTAAATGACTCTTCGGATAGGCAAGTACCAGTTCTAAAAATTTCCCCAGAGTACTTATCGAATATAAAATAATTTATCATCTTTTAACTCCTAATGCTAATAGCCTACAATTAGATAATGAACCTCCTGAAACACCAAAAGAAATAGTTGTCGAACTAGCTCCCATAGTTATAGTTGTAGATATAACAGCACAACTTCGTATATTATTCACTAAACCCCAGGCACCATTAGCTGTGCTTCCAAGTGCGACACCATCCCTATAAAGTAGAAATGATGCATAAGTACTATTAGAACCTTGATTAGCAGCATATAAATCAGCAGTAGCTATTAAATTTATTTTAGTGTTTATTGGAAAATCTGCTGTCATCAAGACAGCTGATAAGCTGGAAGTACCTGAAAAGGTTAAGGGAATTGTTACAGCATTGCCCTCAATCTTTAACGTACTAACATTAGCGTCAACAATATCAGCAGTTACTACTTGAAGTTTATTAACAGAAGCTCTATCAATATCAGCATTAGTAACAACCAATTTGTTTACAGAAGCTCTATCTATCTTAGCATTAGTTATGGCTGCATCAGCAATCTTAACATTTGTTATATTAGCATCTTTAATCTTAGCAGTTTCTATAGTACCATCAACTATATGAGCATTAACTAAAATACCATTCTCTACCTGAGCAGTCCCAGTAATAACGGCACTACCAGCTACAAGAGAACTAGCTCCTACAGTTCCAGCAATAATCTGAGAACCAGATATAAAGGCACTACCATCCCCTCCTTTGATATTAGTAGCAGCTCCACCAGTATAAGTAGCTATAGGATAACAGCCACTAGCAACAGCATCAGCTAAATTAGTGCTAGTTTGTAAAACAGCTATAGAAACACTAGGATTAAAGTATAAATAAACTGTTCCAGTACTCCAAGTTACATTACCAGCAGAAATATTATAACTCGTAGAGCCATTTCTAATAATAGTACCAGAAGTCCAATCTAACCGATTAGTAGCCCCATTAGATAATTCTATTCCTGTCTTAGTAAAAGTATCTGGTGCAATTGTTAAAGGAGTAGAACTCTGTTCACCAGATATATTTAATCCAGTTTTGCCGAAACTATCATAGGCAGCAACTTTATAATAGTAAATAGAAGTTGTCGGAACACTCAAAGCTATATAAGTATCAGCACCATCATAGACAAGATTAGCATCACTTGGCGTAAATCCAGAAATAGTATCTCTCCAAACTCTATATCCAGTTACATCAACATCAGGAGTAGTTGTTATTCTTAGATAAACAGAAGAAACACCTGAAAATACTGTAAAAGACTGCGTAGCAGGAACACTATTATTAGGTACTACCTCAACATAATTGGATAAGTCACCAATTAAATCTCTACTAAAGACTCTAACTCTAAATTGTCTCTGAGCAGTACCAAAGATAGCCGCATTTTCAGCAAAAGTAAGCAGAAAATCACCACCTCTATCTGTATTAGGAGCTACTGTATAAGTGCCTTTAACAGTACTGGTAGCATAGTCCAGAACCTGAACCACATAGTCTTTAAGTTTATCAACCTTAGTATCATTAGCAACTGGAAAAGTCCAAGTCAATGGCAAATCTCTTTGCTGAAATACAACGCCAGCAGTATTAGGAACTACTACATTAGTTGGCGGCAGCAAAGTAGAAACCGCAGTAGCAGTTCTAAAGTTATAAACAATACTAGTTACAACTGAACGTAACCCAGAAAAAGGATTAACAGCCCAGACATAAATCTCATAGACACCTGGAAGTGGATATTCAATGTCAAAGTCAGATGTACCTAAGTTTCGGGCTTGTTGATACTCTTGATTATCTCTACGGTAAGAAACATCAAAAGTAGCTCTATAGTCTTCAGTACCACTAACATTCCAATCCCAGTCAACAGCTAGTTTAGAAAACTCAACAACTCCATTAGACGAGAACACTTCTTCTACTGTAATGTTACTAACAGCTGGAACTGTAAAGTTATTAAAATTAATAAAACTACCAGAAGGCGTAGCAATAGAACCTACATTCTCGATATAACTATACTTAGACTCATTATGTGTCAACCCAGTAATTGTATAAACGTGTTCATCATCTTTATCAACCTTGATAACTTTAACTGTTCTAGGAGTTAAAGCTGTAGTTGAGAACAACACAGTACCACCAACAAAAGGAATTTCACTTCCAGTATAACTAATACTAGAGAATGAGCCATTAGTCTGTGTAATTGCTTTCGATAAGAACGTAGTACCATCATTGCCGATAAACTGAATGGTATAACTAGCATTAGTTAAGACTATTGAACGGTCTAAAGTCAAAGTAGTAGTGCCAGCTGAAAGCGAACTACCCGTAATTATCCCATGCTTAGGGTCAGTTACAACATTATCACTATCCATAACAGAAACTAACTCACCGATTGGGTAAGTAGCGCCTTGAAATAGCTGTCTAAAAGTAACTAAATCAGTAGCATAGCAGTTGTTATAAAGAACAGCTCTAGCCTTTCTCAAAGCTTGTGCTTCACTTTTACAACCAAATAATACTACGTCAGAGGTTTGTAAACCATACCTGTCGATTAAAGTCTGTTCATAATGAGTAGCAGTATCACTATCACCAAATAGTTCTTCTCTAGCATAGGTTACATTGACTAGGTTAGTTCTACCTTCTAGGTCATTAGATGAGTACTCAAAAACACCATCAACTACAGTAGCATTAGATACTACTTTAGCAATACTTTGGCCCGCACCGTCCCAAATGATTGAAATCTGACCTAAGCTGTTAGAGGAGAAGTTAGCATTACCTAGGTTTAACAAGTAAGTTAAGAAAGTCGGAACATTATCTCTTTCAATAAACTGAAAGTGCGCTGTATATCTAGGTTCTTGGCCACCTTTACCGTCAGATACTAATTGGTCACAGTACTGGGCATACAAGTAAAAGGAACCTACATCAATATCACTAGCAGCAATCTCTAAACCCCATTCAGAGTCTAAGAAAGTAGAACCATGCTCTCTAAGAACCCAGTAAGTTATCCAAGCTAAGTTATCAGTATATTCTCTAACTGACTTAAAGGCACCATTCCATACACCAGTATAAGCTCTAGTAGTTGGATTATAATTAACTGGTAAAGGTAGTTTAATACCTTTAACTTTAAACTTAATTTCAGGGGTAGCTCCGCCAAACTGTGCCGCATCCTTTAATGTAACACCAACTAAAGCTGTATGTGGATAGGTCAAGCTAGATTCAACTATAGTAGTGATAGCAGATAAAGCTGTAGTGCTGTAATGCTTATCATCCGAATCATCGGCAGAATCTCGGACAATCATAATGCCCCAAGAATCTAGTTCTCCAGTAGTAGCTGGCTTCTCTAATCTTACATCCCATGAATAAGGATTAGTACATTTACCATTCTTAGTAATAGTACTAGCTAATTGCCAACTTCCTGGGCTACCGCCAAACGGTTGATGTCTTTTGTAAATAGATAAAGTAACTGAGTAACCTACTCGGTCTCCTTCTCCGGTTACTTGCATCAATCTAGGAATAGTTAGATTGATTCTAGCCGCATCATACATACCTAAAAGTGAATAGATATGCTGAATACCGGCTTTTAACTCAACCGGAAATGCTCCACCGCCAGTTAAAGGGGCTTCTACCTCAGAGAAACCTTTAATAACAGTCTGGTCAACTGTACCAGTTCTAACCTCATAGTCTACGGTAGCGCTATAGTTACTAATACTTGCACTATTTACTAGAATATCCTCTACACTATCTATCTGCCCTTCTGATAAGGCAAATAATAGTCTCATTGTCTGTTTAGAGGATAAGGTATCAGCAGCTTCTACAGGAGTATGTCCACCACCACCTTTACCACCCATTTCACCATAAATTACTGGTAAGTTTTCCATTATGCTGTAACCTCTTCTGTAAATGCACCAGATGAAATAAGTACTGCGCCACAGTAAGGATTACCAAATATAAGTGGTACACTACCACCTTGATTTCTTACTATAGGTGCGCCATTAAATAAATTAGATTTGTTTTGAGCTGCGGCAGGGTCAGATGAGAATTCTGGGGTAGGTGATAGAGCTGACATTAGCATATTAAGGCCAATAGATACTGCCATATAAATTACAGCCGTCATAGCGTAGGCAGCAATCGTAGCGGCAGTTCCAGTCAAACCCATAGCAGCAGCAGCTGAAACTGTAATAGAAATAGGTTCGTTACCCTCAATCTCAGGAACAATTAACAAAGTATCAAATCCTTCAAAGCTAGAAAATACCACTTCAGGTACTAAAGCTACAAAACTATCTTCCCTAGTAGAGTCAGCTAATACAAACTTATAGTTATTATTTAACAACTCATCAGCAAAGCTATCACCTTTCTGCAAGCGCAGTAAACTAACCACTTCTTTAATATTAGAAGCAAACAATTCAAATACCTCAGGATTTTCACCTGAAAGAATAACAACATTTAGTTTAGCCGACATATTTTAATACCTTATTTATTCTTCCTAAGAAAGTTTCAAAAGGAACTGATACACTAAGCATATCTTGATGTATAATCTGACCTTTCCAATAGATACCTAAATGATTACAGGTAAAGCCACCATGGTCTAACAGAACTAGATTACCATCAGTAAGCTCTTCAAAAGGAATTTCTTTAAAACCATAATCCTCGAAATAGTCACTAAATATATCATTCATGTGTCTAATATCTTGGTAATCTTTATCTACTAGAGAGTCTTTTAGAATAATACCAAGTTCAAACCTATAAAAGTCCTGAACTAAGTTATAGCAGTCATAGATAAACCATTGAAAAGGTCTACCAATATAGTTATTATCCGGTATTCTTGGAAACTGAACTGGGTCTGTGACTGTTAAACTCTCACAGCCGACAATTAGCCAAGGTAAGCCAGTCTTCTTCTGATTAACATAATCAGCATAACTAGGAGTTCTTAAATCAAATAGTTCTTGCTTTTTCAAAGCTCTAGTATGTGAATGAACAACTGCTATAGCCTTGCTAAACCATCTAGCATAATCTATAGTATCTATTCTAAATGACTTTTCCGGCTCCTCAGCAGTATTCTTTACAGGAATAAAATCATCTTCGGTTAGGAAACCACACATTTCCTGCGGATAGCAGTTTAATGTATGTTCTCTAATCTTCTCAGACTGTTTAAAAGTCAACTCTATTCTATCTGACATTTTTATTAATCCCAAGTCCAGGAAAGTCTTTCTTTAACATCTGTCGTTTAGGAAGGAAAGCTCTTTCTTTATCTCTGAAATCTCTTAACTCAAAGGATAATGTGGTTCTATTATGAGAAGTCTTTTTAGCTATAAAGTATTTCAATGGTGGCAGTGATACTTTACTAGAGGAATTCAAATAAGGTGTAAATGTTCTAATATAAGTAACAGTAGCACCTATAATATCCCCATAAGCAAAAGCTAACTGACCTATATACTTATTAACATTAGCTATTACTAGCTTTGGCCTTGGAGGCGCACCATCAGAAGAAAAAGATACTTCAGAAATCTGTATAGGATAAGGAACGTAGTCATTGCCACCAAAACTAATAGCTTTTATATTCGCTAGGTCAGTAGAGTCAGTCATAGTAGCTACTCTAAACACGTTACCAACTAGAGCCGGAACATTGGTAGAAGTTAAATCAATCTCAAAAAGCTCTACTAAACCCGGAACAGTGGAAGTTAGCACCGTCTGGCTTACAGATAGTGTCTCTTCCCCTTGGTTATTTAGAAGCAATAATAAAGACATATTAAGCTACTGGTCTGGATAGAACTGTAAAAGTTCTAGCGGCTGCTTGATTAACTGGGGTAGCAGTAGTTCCTGAGCGTAGTCTTATATATCTAAAAGGTAATAGATTAATAAAATCTGCATTATAACCGGCATTTACTGTTAAAGAACTATAAGAGTTAATCTGAACACCGTAAGAGTCATAAACAATACCGAACCAGTTAGTATTATCCACTGAAACTTCTAATGTAAGAGCAGCAGCAGTCCAAGCAGCAGGAGAGATAAACCCAAGTAAATCAGTATTTAAAGTATCTAAAGAACCTGAAACACTAGCACCAGATGCTATAGTCAATGTACCAGCAGTAGAATTAGATACATTTACAATAGGTAATGGGTTAGAAGTACTAACTACATCTCCTACCGAGCCATCAGCTCCAGTAGCTAATTTCATAACCTGTAAACTACTATCTGAAATAGTATCCACAGCTATCTTCTTAACAACACCAACTGCATCTTTAATTTCAATGTATTCTAAAGCCATATCTACTTCCTAAATATCAAAAACTTGCATTAACTTACAGGAGATACTGAAGATACCATTCTTATTTAAAGTATTCCTAGTATAGCCTTCATTGGTCATTCTGAATTTTAACTGTACTGACTCATTTGTAGGAGTCCAAGTTAGAATTCCCCATGAACCAACACTATCTAGTACGGACTCTACAGTATCTCTTTCAGCTAATGTTAAAGCGCCCCATTCAATAGTCCATGAAGCTACTTTAACATTAATACCATTAGGTGCTATTTGTTGATAACCATCCCCAAACTGGGAGGAGATGGCTCTGAAACTAACAGACTTATCACTTGAAAGTGCTATTTTATTAGGTAAAGGCAAAGCTGTTGTAGTCATGTCTTATCCAAATTTAGTAGTTCTGTTAAGTGAATTGCCTGGTCTAGCTGCTAATCCGATTTCTTGTTTAGCTATAGTTCTCATCATAGCTTCTGCAATTTTCTGTCCTGTATCTGCGGGCTTTTCGTCCTTAGAGCTTTGAACAGTAACTTCTATATTATACACATTACCGCCCGATTGTCCAGTACTATCAGCAATTACACCGAGTTTACCTTTAGAATTTCTGGTCAACGGTAAAATAGCTTCTGGCCCTGCTTCACCCA